AAATTGGTCCCGGGATTCTTGACCGACTTCTCCGGTAGCAAGTTTGAGAAGGTCGGCGCACGAAACGCCGGAACCATTGCCGAAGGGCGCGCCATGTTCGCGCCGAAGCCGGCGACACGAGCCGTTGCACAACCGGTGGTTGCGCCTCGGATGAACGCGAACATCAACGTCACGGTTCCTGAGGGTGCTGACGCGAAAGCTATCGCAACCAAGGTGCGTGACTCGGTGCAAGAATTCTGGAACACGCAGATGCGGCGCGCGAACGCCGCAACGGAGTGATCATGGTCACGATCGCTGGATTCATCATCGACGCTACGCCGGTTGAGACACACGAGCTCTCCGCGGAGACGACCGAGCACCCGATCGAGGAGGGTGCCGACGTCACCGATCACGTTCGTATCCTTCCAGATCAGATCACGATCGAAGGCGTAGTGAGCAACACGCCGGTCGGCACGTTGGCGCAGACTCGAGCGAACGAGTCGCCGTTCGCCGGCGAGTATCTCCCGGCCGATGACGCCCTCGCATACCTGCGCCAGATTCGCGAGAACCGCGAGCCTGTCAAGGTTGAGACGACGATTGCAACGTACGAGAACATGATCCTCGTCGGTCTGTCAATTCCACAGACGAGTCGATCCGGTGACGCCCTTCGGTTTCGTGCAACGTTCCGTGAGATTCGGATCGTGAAAACGGAACGAACTCGCGTCAAGGTCTCCACCCCTCACGCGAAAGGGAAGCGCAACCGCGGACGCAAACCGTCGCCGCCGGTGGACGAAGGATCGAAGCTGTTGCAGCGACAGCGACAGCTCAACAACAGGATGCGGAAGAACCTCGGGATGACCTACGATCCGACGATCGGAACAGACCTCCTCTAATGGCTCAGCGACTTCCATTCATCCCGTCCGACCCGGCGTATCGTTTCGCGACCACGCTTGACGGCGTGTCGTTCGTGATCGACGTACACTGGAACACGCGCGAACAAGCGTGGTATATGGACTTGCTTGACGACGACGAAACACCGATTCGCAGCGGAATCAAGATCGTCCTAGGTGCGCTTCTCGGCGCTCGGAGCGCTGACGACCGATTCCCAGAGGGGACGTTCTCCGTCGTAGACACGTCCGGCGCCGAGCTTGATGCAACGTTCGATGACATGGGCGTTCGGGTGCAAGTCTGGTATCTCACCAGCGCCGAGCTGAGTCTCGGGTCGTCGTCACAATCTAACGTAATCGCAACTGTATGACGCGCCTCTACAAACGATCCGCCGAGCTGCTCGTAACAGCACCGAGCGGATACTTCACCGACGGAAGTAACGTCGTCACGATTCGTGATCTACGTTTCACATTCCGCGTTGAAAAGACTTTGTCGTCTGATCCGAACTCCTGCGAACTCGAGATCAGCAACCTAGGCGAAAGCACTCGGGCCGCGCTGCAGACCAAGCCGCTGCGCGTTGCATTGTCTGCAGGATACGACGACGAGGTGAAGCAAGTATTCGTCGGCGACATCCGATGGGTCGAATCGATGAGAGACGAGATCGGGTGGACGACCAAGGTTCAGGCCGGCGACGGCGAGCGCGCGCACAAACACGCGCGAATCAACCGATCGTTCAAGCGCGGCGTAAAGACGAAAGAGCTGCTCGGCGAGGTTACCAAGTCAATGGGCTTGAAAACGCCGAAGAATCTCGACGACGTCCGCGAGCTCGTCGATCAGGTCGTGAACGGAACCGCGCTAAACGGACCGTCGCAAAAGGAGCTTACCCGATTGTTGCGCCCTCGCGGATTGACGTGGTCGGTACAAGACGGTGTGTTGCAGGTCCTCAAGCCTGGTGAAGCGCGCGCAGGAGCTGCCCTCGAGGTGTCCGCGGAAACCGGCATGATCGGATCGCCTGGATTTGGCGCGCCACCGAAGAAGGGCGAGCCCGCGGTCCTCACCATCGAATCGCTCCTGTATCCGGAAGTTACGCCAGGCGGAATGGTGCGCGTCAAGTCCCGTACCGCGAACGGCGATTTCTTGGTGACGAAGGTCTCGCACGCGGGTGACACACACGGCGACGAGTGGTCATCGACCATTAAGGCGATCTCGATTTCGACGAAGAAAGCGAGGAGGTACATCCGATGACGACGCCGACCTTCGCTGAAATGTTGCGGCGAGCGATGGACGCTCGGCTGCTTGACGTTCACACCGCGATCCCTGCCCGGGTGGAAGCGTACGACGCTGCAACACTTAGTGTTGACGCACAGCCGCTGATCAAGCAAGCGCACGAGGACGAGAACGGCGACCGCGTCGTTGAGCAACTTCCGGTCATCCCGTCGGTCCCGGTCGTGTTCCCGGGCTCCGGTGGGTACCGCGTGACGTTTCCGATTGTCGTCGGCGACCTGGTGCTGCTCGTGTTCTCGGAAGCGAGCATCGACAAGTGGCTCGAGACCGGAGGTCTCGTTGATCCGATCGACGACCACCGACACAACATCAGCGACGCGATCGCGATTCCCGGCCTTCGGTCGTTCGCGAGCCCGTCGGCCGCGAACACGTCGGCGCTGGTCATCGAAGGCGACGACGTCCGCCTCGGTGACGATACCGGGACGGCGGTTGCGCTGAAAAGTGACCTCGACTCGTTGAAGTCAATTTTCAATAATTGGACTCCGGTCGCTAATGATGGTGGAGGTGCGTTGAAAACTCTATTGGGCTCGTGGACTCCTGCAGGTGCAACAAAAGTGAAGGCGAAATGATGCTCAAGACGGATCCGATCGATCTCAAGTTCGACCCGACCACGGGTGAGCTCGTCGTCACCGACAACATTCAGTTGTCGTCCGGCGTGGATGGTGTTGCGCAATCTATCCGCCAACGGTTGCAGCTATTTCAAGGCGAATGGTTCCTCAACCTCGAGGAAGGAACTCCGTACTTCACCGAGATCCTCGGCGCGAAGTTCAACGAGGCGAAGATTCGCGGAGCGATTCGACCCGTCATCCTCGCCGCTCCCGGCGTCACCGAGCTACTATCACTTGCTGTTGCATTCGACGGCGCAACCCGCAACCTATCGGTATCATGGGAAGTTAAGACTGTGTTTGACGACACGGTGGCCGACACCCTAAACGTTACGGTATAATACGGGGGATTCATGACCACCTACGGGCTCACATCGACCGGCTTTGTGCCGAAGGACCTTGCAACGATTCGTGCCGAAATCGAGGCGGATTTTAAAACCGCGTTCGGTGAGTCTATCGACCTGTCCGACGGCGCACCGTTCGGGCAGCTCGCGGGGATTCTCGCCGAGCGATACGCCCTCCTGTGGCAGCTCGCCGAGGCGGTGAACTCGTCGGTCGATCCTGACAAGGCGACCGGCGCCGAGCTCGACGCGTTGTGTGCCCTCACCGGGACGACACGCAAGGCTGCAACGCCCTCGACCGTCACCGGTACGCTCACCGGCACGCCGTCAACGCTGGTCCCGTCCGGGTCGCAGGCGTCCGAGGCGACGACTGGCGTCAAGTTCAAGACCATCGCCGACGCGACGATCACCGCCGCAACCGCATGGGCAGGATCGACGGCGTATTCCCTCGGCGACCGCGTCACGAATGGACCGAAGGTGTATCAATGCGTGACGGCGGGAACGTCCGCCGCGAGCGGAGGTCCGTCGGGAACCGGGACGGGGATCGTTGATAACACCGCAGTGTGGGACTATCTCGGCGACGGAACCGCCGTCGTTGACGTCGCGATGGAGTCCGTTGATACCGGGCCGAAGGTTGCGATTGCGCGATCGATTACGGTTATTGAAACTCCAGTCTCGGGATGGTCAAGCGTGATCAACGTTCTCGCTGCAACACAAGGTGTTGACGTTGAGACCGACGGCGAGTTACGTATTCGCCGCGAGAACGAGCTCGCCGCGAGCGGAACGACCACGATCGACGCGATCCGCACTGCGCTACTCGCGGTGGACAGCGTGACGTCGGTCTCGTTGTTCGTAAACAACACCGACACGACCGATCCTGACGGAGTTCCGCCGCATTCGATTGAGGCGCTCGTTCAAGGAGGATCGTCGCAAGATATTGTTGATGCATTGTTCGCAAACGTTGCAGCGGGAATCTACACGCATGGCTCGAACTTCGGAACCGCGGTAGATTCCGAGGGCAACAGTCACACGATACACTACTCGACGCCGACGCCGATCAACGCGTACATCGACATCACGCTCACGTACGACGCAACGCTGTATCCTGCCGACGGTGATGATCAAATCAAGACCGCCATCGTAACTAACGGTGGCAAGGTCTCGCCGGGTAAGGATATCGTCGCGAGTCAGATCAAGGCGTGGTGTTTTACCGTGCCCGGCGTGCTCGACGTCTCGCTTGCGAAGATCGCGAAGACGCCATCGCCAACGACGGAGACGACGGTCGCCATCGCGGCTCGTGAAATCGCAAACTATCTCACTTCGAACATCGCAGTCACCTCGAGCGCGGCTACACCATGACGGTTGCAGCGATTACAGATCATGAAGTCGCCGCGGTTGCACGTCTTCCCGAGCAACACCGCGACAAGGTCAAATTTCCTGCGCTGATCGACGCTCTCGCGAAGCCGGCGAACGCGGTGGATGCGGCGATGATGCAGCTCCTCACCGAGCGACAGATCGATACCGCAGTCGGTACACAGCTCGACGCGATCGGGAAGCTGGTCGGCATCGACCGGGCTGACGTCGATGCAACGCTAAGTGATGCGGACTATCGTCGATACGTGCGCGCCAAGATTTGGACGTTCAAATCCGGTGGCACCGTCGAAGACGTCATCCGCGTGATGAAACTGGTTATCGACGATTCGGCCGCAACAATTTCGGTGCTCACACCTCGTGATCTTGGATCGTGGGTGAAAACCGACGCCGAGTTCATTGCACGCATCGACAACGTTGCAGTCGCCGACGCGGTCGCCGAGATTGCCGCGCAGTATCTCAGGGACTCCGCTAGCGCCGGCGTGCGCGCCATCCTCGAGACGTCCGAGGACACTCCAGCGGAGACGTTCGGATTCCCCAAGTACGTAACGCAACTACTACTCGCCGCCAGTCCTACCGATACCACGATCTACGTGTACTCAACGTCAGGTTGGCCGTCGTCCGGGACGATATTGATTGACGCTGGAATGCCGGAAGAAGAGGACATCGCATACACCGTGGTGTCAAGCAATACGCTCAGCGTTCCCGCAGGAATCGCGAACGCTCACACGTCCGAAGCAGCCGTTCAATACGAAACCGCTCCGGTTGCATCAAAAGGTTTCGGTGACGAGGCTGTATCAACGACCGGCGGCAAGTTCGCTACCGCGAAGGAGGGATCGTAATGGCAACCAAGCCGACCAAGCTCGGTCAATGGGCAACAGACCTTAGTGCAGACGTCGTCGAGCCGTCCGCGGGGAAGAAGGCGATCGGATGGGGCGCCGGCGAGCGTCCGCCGAACTCCTACTTCAATTGGTGGATGAACACCATCTACGATTGGATGCAGTATCTTAACGACGGCGTCTTTGCATCCGGTGATCTCGAAACGCCGGATGCCGATCTGAAGCATGGGAATCGGTCGAGGATGATTTCGCTCGCGTCGAGCGCAGCCGTGGTTGGAAATCATCCCGATGGAAAATCTTGGATTACGTCGTCCTCGTCCGATAAGTTGCACATCCCAATCGAGGTGGATATCGGGCAGCGCATCAAAGAGTTTCACTATTACTACTACGAGGTTTCAGGATCTACGTCTTTGAAGCTGTACAAAAACAACGCAGCGACAGCAGGAACGCCGACACAACTTGGAACCACTCAAACATCGCCAGGAACGGGGAGCGGTGCCGGTGTCTTGTCGGTGACAGGGCTCACCGAAACCGTCGCCGATGGTTACATATACTACGCCGAGATTACGGTATCTGCGGCAGGCACCGATGGTTACGGTGCGAAGCTCATCACGGATCGCGTCTAATGCCCTCCTCTGAACACCAGGACGGTGGCGGTTCGGGCCGTCGAGCGCGCCTCCTCCGCTCCACCATGCGGCCGGTTGCCGCCGCTGTCCTTGGTGTTCTTCTCGGGGCGGCGTGCCAGTACCTTCCCGAATCGTTGCAACTCCCGTGCGAGACGCTCTCGCACGTACTACCCGCCGCCTGCGGCGAGAAGGATCGAAAATGAAGCGTATCAAGTCTGTTGCACTATGGATTCTGTCGTTCTCCGTCGGCTTCGCGTTCGCCGCGACACCGGCTTTCGCCGACTCGCTCGACGCCGCCGCGCAGGCGTTCGGCGACGCTGTCACCTCCGGTCACTACACCGTAGCGGCTGTGCTCGTGGTGGTCCTCGCCGTCGCCGCGGTGCGCAAGCTCGCCGCCGGCCGGTGGCCGTTCCTCGCGGGCGACATCGGCGGTAGTCTCCTGGTCCTCATCGCGGCGTTTGGCACGACTCTTGCGTCCAGTCTGAACGCCGGCGCAGCTCTCACACTTGGCACAGTTTTTGCGGCGTTCAAGCTCGCCGCGGCCGCGTCGGGCGGCTATTCGCTAGTCCGGCGCCTCGGCCGCGCGCTGATCGGCAAGGTTCCGTTGCCCGGGTGGGCGAAATCGCTACTGTCCTCGCTCCTGTGGCTTTTCCGCGACCGCGCGGCCGAGGATGCCAAGAAGGCCGGCGACGACGCCGTGGAGGCACACCCGGCCCTCGGTGTGGGTGATACAGCCGAGCTCGACTAGGGATCGTAGACCGGATGCCAGCGCCATGCGTTGTAACCGCATGATCCGAATCACAGTCATCGTCGCCACGGTCTTGTTTCTCCTGAGTGATGCCGCCGCCGACCCGGTGCGGATCGACGTGCCGACCCGAATCAAGTCGGCCGCCACGATCACCACCGACCACGGATCGGTTGCAAGGCTCAACGCCGGCGGATGGCTGATTCCAGGGCCTGAGTGGCATCGAATCGACCTCGAGATCAGACGGTTGCAAACCGCCGAGACAAGGCTCACCGCGGAGAACAAATCGTTGCGGAACTCGCTCGACGACACGTCGTCGGTGTGGAAATGGATCGTCGGTGCAGCGGTGCTCGGGTTTGCGGGAGGTGTGGTCTTCGAGGCGGCCCGGTGAACAAAAAGCTCAAGAAGCCGATCGACGAGTCATTCATCGAGTACTGTACGCCGCGACAGGCGCAAGCACTCGAAATCTTCCTGCAGTACGGATCCATCGAGCAGGCCGCATCCGCTTGTGGTGTGTCCGAGGCGACATTCCGCAAGACGCTGACCAGGATTCGACGCCGAGCGGCGCAACGCGGATGGGCGCCTGCGAACGATGTCGAGAATCCCATCCCGCCGGGATACCATGTCAAAGGCGTCTCGACCTATTACGGTCCCGACGGCGCAAAGCGGGGCCAATGGGTCAAGACGCAGGTCGATCAAGAACACAAGATCGCCCTCCTGCTCGAAGCCGTCGAGAACGTCGCGGATAACTTTCGGGGGCAGTCCGAAGTTGTGCCGGCACCGACGATGCTCAACGACGACCTCCTCTGTGTTTACCCGATGGGGGACCCGCACCTCGGGTTGTATGCATGGGCGGCCGAATCGGGGCAGGATTTCGATCTGCAGTCCGGCGAGCGCAACCTCGTATGCGCGGTGGATGCACTTGTCTCGTTGGCGCCACCGGCGCGCAGGGCATTAATCGCCAACCTCGGTGACTTTTTCCACAGCGACAGCAAAGACAATCGAACCGCGCACGCTGGAAATCCACTCGACGTGGACACGCGATGGGCGAAGGTCCTATCGGTTGGCATCCGAACGATGCGACGGTGTATCGACAAAGCGTTGCAGAAACATGAGCACGTTACGGTGATCTGTGAGATCGGCAACCACGACGACCACAGCGCCGTCATGCTCGCGATCTGCTTGCGCGAGTACTACTGCAACAACGATCGGGTGCATATCGATACGTCACCGGACACGTTCCATTGGTATCGATTCGGTGCAAACCTGATCGGCGTGACGCACGGACATCGCGTCAAGGCTCGAGACCTGCCGGGCATCATGGCGGTTGACCGCAAAGAAGATTGGGGCGAGACAGAGTTCCGGCACTGGTACACCGGTCATGTCCATCACGACACGGTGAAGGAGTACCCGGGTTGCACCGTCGAGACACTCCGCACGCTTGCGAGCAGCGATGCGTGGCATCATCACAGCGGATACCGGTCCGGGCAGGACATGAAGTGCGATGTCTGGCATCGCAAGTATGGGCGCGTGAACAGACATATCGTGGGGATTCGACAGATATGGGAGTGATTATCACACCACACGAGAGCACCAATCGGTTGCACGAGTTCCAGGTTCGCGAGGCGGGATACCTTCTCACGCTCATCGGGAAGGGCGAGGAACCGGGCGGTCGCAACAACGACTCCGAGTTCATCCGGATGATGCGCTCGACCGACGGAACCGGAGGAAAGGTCGATACCGGCGGGGCTTGGTGCGCGGTGACGCGATGTCACGCAGGCGTGGTCGTCGCCTCGCGCCTCGGCTTGCGGGTGCCCTACACGCCATCCCGGGGAGCTCGACGGCTCACGAAGAACATCGCCAAGGTTGGCGGGTGGATCCTCGAGCCGGGCGGAGACATGCAACGCAAGGTGACGATTCCCGTCGGCGCCGCGGTGTGTCGCAAAGGCCGCGGGTGGCGCGGGCACTTTATGACGGCTGTTCACCACGATCCCATCACCGACGAGCTCACCGTCATCGGCGGGAACCGCAACAATCGAATGTCGCCGGACGGGACGTGGTACGCGGTGATCGACGTCCTGTCGATGAGCTCGAAACGATGGCGCCGGAACCTCTTCGGTATCTCGGCGCTGTGGACGGGCGGTGCATAAGCAAGCGAAACCGTGGCTTTGCGGACCGACGGCGGTAGTGAATGCGCTCGAGGCCATCGGCGACGGGTGCGCCCCGTCGGCCTGCGCTGTCCTTTGCGGCACCGACGAGGACGGCACCGACGAGGACGGCATCGCCGCCGCCATCCGGGCGCTGGGCTACCGACCTGAGGTCGTGACGTCGTGGCAAGGACTCGTCGGCGAGCTGTCCGCCGGCGTGCCGGTGATCCTGTCGGTGCTCGAGTACGACCACTGGATCACCGCGATCGGTCTCCTCGGCGCGCGTGTGGTCGTCGTAGATCCCGCCGTCGAGGTGGTCACCGTCGAGCTGTGGACACGTGAACGCACTGAAGCCGCCTGGCGAGGACCAGACGGCTTCTATGGGTTAGCGGTAGTAGGCTAGGCTAAGCGAGCGCGGCTTTGAACCGCTCAAGAAGGTCCTTACCTTTGGCGGTGAGAACCAGGAGAGGCCGCCCCGGGGCGCGGGTCAGCGTGCCGATCTCCTCGGCTGCGTGCACGAGTCGCATGTACGAGTCGAGCGTCTCCGTGCCCATCATCGCCGCGTAAACGTGTCCGTCGGGGGCGCCGTTGCCGATGTCCGCGGCAGCGATGGCGATGATGAGGCGTGCGAGGCGGACGATGGAATCGGATTTCGTGTTCATGCCCCTAGTTAATGCACCCGGCGTGCCAGACGGCATTTTAACTACTTACGCGAACTACCGCGACGACCTGTCACAGCGAAATCCCTAACCTTGCGGAATCTCATTGTGACGACCTGTCACGGTGACCGAAGTTAGGACAGCCGCGACGACCCGTGCTCGACCTCGTCGATCAGTGCCAGGCCGCCGGCGCCGTCGATGGCGTAGGCAAGTGCGTACATCTCCTCCGATGGACGCACAGGATGGCGCCACGGGTCAATTGGCCCTCGCCGGGGCACCGACGCCCATGGATCGGACGTCGGTGTCTGACGGCGCGGAGGGCGCGTTGACGGCGTTGAGGTCATCGAGGCCACCCCGGGTAGACGTCCCATCCCATTTGCCGCACCCACGATGCGGGCACGTATCCGGGACGTGTGTCCGAGATCAAGGTGTCGGACTCAATCCACAGGTGGGTGAACCGGATCCGGCCGTTCTTGTCGCGGACGTGCACCTTTCGCGCCCATTGTTTGCCGCCTCGTTGCATTCCGCAGTCTACCAGTGCCATCTTCGTGTCGCGACGACCAGCCGGGCCACGTCCACTCCGCGCAACCACTTTGGCGCCTGTTTGTTATCCGCCCACACCTGCACTGCCCGTAGCCCTCCAGTCCTGTATCGAGCACGGACCTGCTGCGTCCATGCGCGGTTTTTCGCGATCTCATCGACAGAATGCTTCATCGGTCTCCCTTTTTTTTTCAGCTCGGCCCGAAGGACCGAAAGTTCGTCGTAGTACTTCGTCGCCGCGTCGGCGTCGAACGTCTCCTCCGCCTGAATGGCGGCGATGCAGTCCTGAATCGACCACTCGAGGGCGGCGACGTCCATCGCCTCCGCTCGAGCCTTCCAGATGTTCCATTTGTCGTCCATGCCCCTAGTCAATGCACCCGGCGTGCCAGACGACATTTCAAGCACTTAGCGACCACACTGCGACAGGTCGTCACATCGAATCGCGTAACTCTACGGGATCTCGTTGTGACGACCTGTCACGGTGTCCTCGAAACGATCACTAGTTCGACGGGGAATAGCGTCCACGAAAATCGCATCAGCGAGTCGTGCAACGTGAGATAGTCCTCGAGGATTATCCCGCCGCTCCTCGAGATCGTCTTGGTGACGTTCACGACGATCACGACGACGCTCCCGGTAGCACCCGGCCGTCGAAGCGACCGAGAGCCCACAGACCGATCCCGATCGCATCGTAACCGTCATGCGCCATCTTCGGCGGGATGGCGGCGAGCTCGGAGTCGGTGAGCCGCCGCTCAACACGGAGCTTGATCGGATTGGCGCCGCCTCGCGTCTTCTTCGGCACCTGTCCTTTCCACTCAAATGGCCGGACGATTCGGACGTCGTCGATCGACGTCGCCAAGGCTCCGCACACCGCGGCGAGTGGTAGTAGCGAGTTCGGGTCGCCTTTGGTTTTTCCCGCAACCCTTTGATACACCTGAGGCCATTCCACGACGAGCTCGACCTTAGTTCGCCCGACACACTTCTTGATCGCTCGCGCCATCCTTGCGGCTCTCTCGAGCACGTTTCCCTCGTCTGAGACCCTCACCGTCCCGGCTTTGATGAGCCGCTGACTTCCAAACAGTGCAAACCCGGCGCGGACGATGCCCGGATCGACCGCTAACAACATCGAGGGCCTGCCTTTCGGAGCCCGGCGACCTCGCAAGCGATCTGCATCTCCTCGATGAACAGCTGCGACCATTTCGCGTTCTTCCGCCGGGTGGACGCGAACGGTCCCCAATCGGCGACATGGTCGCGCAACCGCTGATATGCGGCACGCTCCGCGGCCGGGATGAGTCGGTTCACGGCCTCAACATAGACGCAGTTGTGATGCTCTCCTTCGGTGTGATAACACTTCATTGCACTGTTCCTTTCTTCTCGCCGACGTGGTACGCAACCGCGCCGGATCCCATGAACGGCTCGAAGAACCTACCGCCACGCTCTAGTGCATCGGGGATCGG